CCAATGGAGTGGAATATTGAAGGGTATATAGATGAGTTTGGTTGGCCTGTATTCGATACTCCCGATAAGCCAATAAAGGGTATTGATGGGGAGATGATAACGCAAGGAGTTATTACTTGGTGGAATAATGAAGTTGCTGCATTGAAAAGTGATTCTGATGCATTGAATGAATTTTACCGACAGTTTCCTAGAACTGAGTCACATGCATTTAGAGATGAATCTAAGCAGTCAGTATTTAACTTAACAAAGATATACCAACAGATTGATTATAATGATTCATTAATAAAAGATCAAGTTTTAACTAGAGGTTATTTCCATTGGAAAAATGGTGTAAAAGATAGTGAGGTTATTTGGACTCCCGAAAAGAATGGTAGATTTTTAGTATCTTGGATACCTAATAATAGGTTACGTAATAATGTAATTATTAGAGGAGGCAAGAAGTTTCCAGGTAATGAACATTTAGGTGCATTTGGATGTGACCCTTATGATATATCTGGTGTAGTTGGAGGAGGTGGTTCTAATGGAGCATTGCATGGTATGACTAAGTTCCATATGGAAGAAGCACCAACAAATGAGTTCTTTTTGGAATACATAGCAAGACCTCAAACTGCTGAGATATTCTTTGAAGATGTGTTAATGGCTTGTGTATTTTATGGTATGCCTATACTTGCTGAGAATAATAAGGCTAGGTTATTGTATCATTTTAAGAATAGGGGATACAGAGCGTATTCAATGAATAGGCCTGACAAGCATAAAACTAAATTGTCAAAGACAGAGCTAGAAATAGGTGGTATACCTAACTCATCTGAGGATGTAAGACAAGCGCATGCGTCAGCTATTGAGACATATATTGAGGAGTATGTAGGTCTTGATATTGAAGGAACTTATAGAGATACTGAGAATATGGGTTCAATGTATTTTACAAAGACGTTGGAAGACTGGGCTAGATTTGACCCTAATAATAGAACAAAACATGATGCTTCTATTAGTTCAGGTTTAGCTATTATGGCTACACGTAAGCATTTATTTGAAACAGAGAAAAAAGAATCGAAAATAAGTATTAAATTTGTAAAATACGACAATCGTGGAATTAGAAGCGAAATACTAAAATAATGGAGAAATTATCAGTTTCAATTTATCAATCACCCTTTCCAAACCAAATGGCTAGTGATGAAGAAAAGGCTACATTTAATTATGGTTTGAAAGTTGCAAAGTCAATTGAGGGTGAGTGGTTTAAACGTAAAGCTAATACATGTCGGTTCTATGATCAATGGGGTGAATACCATCGTCTAAGATTATATGCAAGAGGTGAACAACCTATTCAAAAATATAAGGATGAATTATCGGTAAATGGAGATATGTCTATGTTAAATCTAGACTGGACTCCAATTCCTATTATTCCAAAATTCGTTGACATTGTTGTTAATGGAATGAATGACCGACTTTTCACAATAAAAGCTGAGGCTCAAGATGTTATGTCTGCTGAGAAGAAAAACATATTCCAGGATATGATTGAAGCAGATATGGTTGCAAAGGATTTCTTGCAGATGACAAAGGATCAGTTTGGAATTGATGCATTTAATGTAAATCCAGACGAGTTGCCTGAGAATGATGAAGAACTGTCATTATATATGCAAATGAAATATAAGCCATCTATTGAGATTGCTGAAGAGGTTGCTATTGACACAGTTCTTAAAATGAATGAGTACCCTAAACTTAAAAAGTTAATTGATTATGATTTAACTGTTTTGGGTAAAGCTATTGCAAGACATACATTTTTAGTTAACGATGGATTGAAAGTTGATTATGTAGACCCTGCCAATTTTATTCATAGCTATACAGAGGAGAATGACTTTTCTGATTGTTATTATTTCGGTGAAGTTAAGCAGGTTCATTATACTGAACTTTTAAAAATAAATCCAAATCTAACTGATGAAGAATTAAGGGAAATTCGTAATGCTTCATCAGCTTGGTATAGTTATTTTCCAATTATAAGAAATTATCAAGATGATGCTTTTTTAAATGAAGTTGTCACATTGCTTTATTTTAATTATAAGACCACCAAAAGATTTGTATGGAAAAAGAAAATTCTTGAGAATGGTGGTGAGCGAGTAATTAGAAAGAGTGATACATTTAATCCTCCAGTAGAAGAAGGAATGATGTTTGAGAAAGTAGAGGCAGTTCGTGATGTTTGGTATGAAGGTATATTGGTAGGTGGTTCAAATATCCTATTAAAATGGGATATGATGAAGAATATGGTTAGACCTAAGTCGGCTACTCAGAAAGCCTTACCAAACTATGTGATGTTTGCGCCTAGAATGTATAAAGGAAATACTGAGTCATTAGTAAGACGTATGATTCCTTTTGCTGATCAAATACAACTTACCCACTTGAAGCTACAACAAGTAATGGCAAGAGTAGTTCCTGATGGTGTATTCATTGATGCTGATGGTATTAATGAGGTTGACCTTGGAACAGGAGCTGCATATAATCCAGAGGATGCGTTAAAGTTATATTTCCAAACAGGTAGTGTTATTGGTAGGAGCTATACACAAGATGGTGATTTCAATAATGCTAGAGTTCCTATTCAAGAGTTAAATTCAAATAGTGGTCAATCTAAAATGGCTGCGTTGATAGCTAACTATAATCACTATCTAAATATGATACGTGATGTAACAGGTATTAATGAGGTTAGAGATGGTTCAACTCCTAGTCCTGATGCATTGGTAGGTGTTCAGAAGTTAGCTGCATTGAATTCAAACACAGCTACACGACATATATTAGAAGGTGGACTTAATATTACTAGGAAGTTAGCTGAGTGTTTATCAATAAGAATTGCTGACATATTAGAGTATTCTGACTTTGCTGAAGAATTCGCAATGCAGATAGGTAAATATAATGTTGCTATTCTTGATGATGTAAAAGAACTTTATCTTTTTAATTTTGGTATATTCATTGAGTTAGCACCAGATGAAGAGCAAAAGCAAATGTTGGAAGCAAATATTCAAGTATCATTGCAACAACAGACAATTGACTTAGAAGATGCTATCGATATTAGAATGGTTAATAATATCAAGTTAGCTAACGAGTTACTTAAATTGAAAAGAAGAAAGAGAATAGAGCAGAAACAGAAGGAACAAGAGATGCAGTTCCAAATGCAGATGCAAAGTAATATACAATCTCAACAAGCTGCTGCTGAGTCCAAAGCACAATTGCTTCAACTTGAGGCTCAGTCTAAAATACAATTGAGAGAAGCGGAGATGAATTTTGCAGTTCAGCAAATGCAAGCAGAGGCAGCTATTAAAGCTCAGTTGATGGATAGAGAGTTCCAATACAACATGCAGTTAAAAGGTATAGAGACCGATAACTTAATGAAACGTGAAGAGAAAAAGGAAGAGGCTAAAGATAAGCGAGTTGATCTTCAAGCTACAAGACAATCTGAGTTAATAAACCAAAGAAAGAATAATTTACCACCAATGAATTTTGAAAGCACTGAAGATTCATTAGATGGTTTTGATTTAGAATCATTTAGCCCTAAATAGTATGAGAAATAGTAAATTAAAGGTAAAACCTTACGGAAGTCTTGTTGCATCACCAACTAGTGGATATGATGCAAGTGTTGGTGCAACTATATCTAAAGGTCCATTATCAGTATCTGTAACTGAATCAAAAGGGTCTGATTATGAGGCAGAAATGAATGTAGATGTTAATATGTCATTTCCAATAACTAAAAGAGTTAAGTCGAAATATAAATTATAATTTTGGCATATATAGAACACAACTTCTTTCCTTTGAAGGTATTCGTGAGGAATGAGTACATGTACCAATTTAAAAAGGGTCATGGAGAATTTACTGAAGGAGTTATTATTTCTGTAAGGTGTATGCCTGGACAAGCAGCATTATTTCAAGTACTGCTTGATAATGGTGTTATGAGAGATAAGCTACCTAGTCATGCTTTATTGACTGAAGCTGAGTTACCTGATCCAGACTTACCATTTAACTACTTACAGATATGGAACTGTTTTAGTTATCGTTTTACGTTAACACAACTATCTTATGTGTATGACACAAATGTTGATGTGTATATGAAAGATAGGAAGTGGTATAAGGGTAATTATTATGCTACAATTAATTGGGGATCAAGCGATATAAATACTGA